TGCCAATCGCTATCTATTTTGCTTCTGATCTTCTTTTTCCGTTTGTTGCCGTTTTTAAGTTTTACTGTTTTTACTGTAGTTTTTGAAAATTTGGCTAATTTCTTTCCTATGTACTTGCGCCCAGACACAGTATTTGTTATCAAATACACAAATCCTACACAATCCTCAGGGAGTGATTCCACTAGTGTGGACTCGAATAGCCATGACATACAGCATTAATTATGCCTTGTAGTCTAAGTTACAATAAAATGTTATTTCTTCTATACAGGTATTTGGATCCAAATTTTGAGCATACTGTATAAAATTAGATATATCATTTAAATTTACGCCATTACCTGTCCACGTTGGACGACTTCTGCTTAGTTCTGTATCCAGCCGATCTAAAGTAATTAATGTAGTTTTAAAAGCCACTTTGTTTGCTTTAAACGATGCTGTACACTGTTTTGAAGCATGAGCTAGAGCAGCTTTGGCCACACGATAAGTTTCAAAACTGGGATCGCGGGCAACAATGTGTTTTTCTCCCACACTGCCAATATTGAAAATATATCCTTTTTTGTTATTTTTGCTCCATGCATCATATACAGCTTCTAGTACATGTATTTGCCCAAAGTTAGCCCACTCTTCTTGCGGAGGGCCATCGAACGCATTGTTAATAAACACATCGTAATCTAAACTTAGATTGGCAATAGTTTGATAATGTTTTGTAATATCAAGCTCGTTGCAACGACTTATACTTTTACCGTTGAATGCGTCAACTAAATGCTTTCCTAGCCCTCTATTGCCGCCTGTCACTAATACTTTCATCTAATAGATCCTCCTTGGTCCCATACTTTAGTAAATTTTTCACCACAGGTCATGGCACATTCCATGATCCTATTAGCATCTGACCAACTGTCAACCAAATCTGTCCAAAAATAACTTTTGAAAATGTCAGATAGATTTTTTTTATTAATATCTAATTCATTTTTATATTGGTCTATAAATTCTTTAACTTGTATTTTTGCACTTGTAGTAAAACTTGCAGGATTGGCACCAGGCATAGCAAAACTATGAAATCTAGCATCATACATGTTATGCTCAAAGAAATTACACGGAAGCACCAGTCCTTCTGCAGTAATAACAACTTTGTTTCCTAATAGTGCATCACACTTTATTGCAGTTTGTTCTAAATATTGTTTAAAACTACCGTGTATCTTTTTAATCATTTCAATTTTATGCACACTGGGATTACGCCACTCTTCATTCAAAGGCTCTTCTAGATAATACTCTACATTTTGATTTTTATCTAAAACTGGCCAATTGGGATATGCACGTTCGTTGGCATGATCATAAAAACGTCCAGTCTTCCTTGGCAGAAAATTAAAAAATCCATATTCTTGGCTTAACTTTTTGGCTTGTTCAACTTGATGTTCGTTGTGTTTGAACACAATGTAGTTCCATTGTGCTCTACCACCAGCTCGAATAAAAGCCCTGGCGTTACGCATAGCTACATCGTATTTTACATTACGTCTGTATAAATGTAGAGTATCTTCCAATCCGTCGAATCCAAAATCAATTTGGCCGTAACCATTCATTATGGTAGCTATTTCTTGCCAATAGCTTTCGTCATGAATTCCGCCGTTGGTGTGAATATATAACCAAAGCTTTGGATTTTTATTTCTAAAATCCTGCAGTATGTCTAAGAAATCAGGATGCATAATAGGATCGCCATAACTACCACAAAAAAATATTTGTTTTAAATTTCTACAGTGATCAACTGAGAAAGCAGCATCAATAGCGTCGCGATTTAAGTGTAACAGTGGCATGTAAGGATTCAAACCTGATCCTTGATTGTTTCTAGGGCACTGTGGGCAGGCAGCATTACAATATGTTGTAATTTCAATTTGATATTCTTGTATAGATTTAAAATTAAACATCAGGTAAGTCTTTAAAAAAGTTTTTTGCTTCTTCTAATATGCTAGCATTGGTTTGAAAAATTGTATTATCTAGTTTGGGTCCTTGTTGCCTAGTGGTAATTAACCATGCAAGCACCGGGGTAACAAATTCATACTTCCAAGTACCATTATGCCCAAGATAAAGATTTGGACAAATAAAATATGGTTCATGATCGGCTTTGTGCATGTATACCGGAAAAAATTTACCATCCCATAATTCTCGTTCCAAGTCGACTTCGTCAAATGCTATACGCTTGATTTCAATATGTCTATCTACGACAATATTACCATACGAGTCATACACATGATGATCGGGCTCCTTATCGTAGTGTACGATTTTTAAGTCATGTCCACCGTTAGGTAAATCAATATCAAACTCAAATGTTTCTTCGGCATCACCGTTATATAAAGTAATGTAATCGTCCACAATTATTTTAACTTGAGGATTACCTAATCTACGCTCAACAAAAAAATCAATGGCTAATTTCAATGTATTACTCCAGCAAGTCTAGCTAGGCGCTCTTGATACTTGTCCATCATTATTTTAATTTGATCGTCGCCTTTCCAGAAAGTATAGCCCAAATTCACTGCATGTTCCTGTGCTTGTATTCTACGCATGATTCTTTTTTTGTATGTAAGTGTGGGATTATCATAGCACATCCAATTGGTACCCTGCGGTCTTTTGCCATCAACTCCTGTAACTCGTAATATTTCCGGACGTTCATATATTTCAGTACCTTCCTCAATGGTCAAAGTAGTACCAAGATTGACGCCAATTATTGTACCATCGGCAACATATTTTTGATATTTTGTTAACATGTCTAATGTGGCTTGAAAATCCTCATCTGTTTCAGTAGGAAACCCAACAATAATTAACAAGTAGACTTGCATTTTGTTTTTGCTATACTGTTCCATATTATAGTCAAGGTCTAGGCCGATGTAACCTTTTTGCATATGGGCTCTTATGCGATCACTGCCAGTTTCAACTCCAATTACCATCGTTTCGGCACCTGCTCGTGCCATTGTTTCAAAATCAATTGGTTTGAATGCTTTTGTAGAATGCACAATAGCATGACTGCTATACGTAAAATATCTATCTGGTAAATTATTTTTAGTATAATAATCTACCAATGTTTGGTTGAATTGTTTAAAATCTCGAACACTGCCGTTACAAAGAGCGTCATGAAAGAAGTAATTTCTTACTCCATGAGTTTCGTAGTAGTGTATCATTTCTGCTGCTAAACGATCTCCTTGCTTGTATCTGAAACCACCGGCCATTGCGGGTATATCGCAAAACACACAACTTCTTACACAGCCCCTGCTAGTTTCCATAGGTAGCACACCAGTATCGTAGCCACTTTGATATTGTGAAATATCAAAATCTGTAAAGTCCATGTAAGCATGATCATTGACATTGCTTCGTGGAGCCAAAAAATCTGTGTCAACGCCCGGGACTAGATAGTTACCTCGAATAATTTCCGGAATAGTAGTTTCAGCTTCGCCTCGAATCCAGTGATCTATTAGTCCGTTATTTTTTAGATAGTGAGCGAATTCAGGACGACTACTATAACTTCCGTTTTCTTCTCTAATCAATCCTTGCCCACCAACAATTACTTCAATTGATGATTGTGGTCTAAATTTTAACAAAAATTCTTCAGCAAATCTTTGAGCCTGCCAACTAAAAACACTAATGAATAGTTTTTCAGGATTAATATCTATGATAGTGTTAACCCATTTTAATATAAAATTATTAAACGTATCCCTTGATGCGGCACTCAATGTTTTGTTCTTGATGAATAAAAATTCATCAATTTCTTTAAAGATTTCCGCGTCTACTGTATCTTTAAATGCAGTAAAGTAATCAAGGTTCAAGTCTAAAACTTTACTAGACAGATTATGAGAATTGAATATACTTTTAATTATTGCAGGAGCCGCTGCCGGTCTCAGTGCAGCTACTCTAGGTATTGTAAGTACTACTGCATACATTATTTTATTTCAACGTCCGTATTATAGCTAGTAAATCCATTTTCTTTAATTACACTTAATACATTGTTTACTCGTCCTGCTAGTTCATCTTTATGACTAACTAGCCAAACGCTACGATTACCTTCCCTGGCCATTTTCTTCAAGATAGCAAGACTGTTTTCAACACCTGAACTATCCATGCCAGTATCAATTACTTCGTCAATGAACAGTAAGTTAATCGGTTGATATAAACTTTCCCATACATCTCTAAATGCCCAGCTTAGACTTAGTATTAATCTATTGCGTTCGCCTCTGCTTAAATTATCGAAATCTAGTTCACGACCTAATTCTTCAATGCTAACAGAGAGATCATTTTGAAACTTAACAGTATGCGGCAAGCCAATACGGTCTAGATATTGACTGAGCCTAGCATTAAGATAACTTAAGTTCTGATCAATGATACGTTTGCGTATAAAACTGTCTTTGTTAGTTAGCAGTTTGAGCAAGAACTCTTGATGTTCTCGAACATTGGCCAGTTCATTGATTAGATCATAATTGATTTCTTCAACAGCTTGTGTTTCCATTTCGCGAATCTGTTCTTCATAAGGATCCACTTCCACTTGTTTGGTTGCTAGTTGTTGGCGCAAGTTTGCCACAGTATTTTTATGATTGATAGCATCTTCTTTGTTGTCATAAAATACCCGAGGAGGTTTTCCTGGATCACCAACAAGTGCCAGTGCAGCAACATGTTCGGCTAACTGTGTATCATTTGCTAGATATTGTAAACTGGTTTCTTTTAGTGTGTTACGTTTTTCTGTTAATACTTCTTCATGCTTGGCGTCATGTATAGCTTGTCCACAAGCATAGCATTCGTGTTTTTCTAATTTTTCAATTTCAGATTTAAGTTTATCAAGTTGTTTTAGTGTACGAACTTGTTCTGCTTCACAGGCAACACGCCATTTATTAATTTCTGCAATTTTGTTTGTTTTTGTATTGTATTCTTCTAACACGTCGTGGTTGACAAGTTCTTGATCAACATCTAAATCTCCTATTACTTCAAGAGCCCGTTCTAATTCTACCAACTTATTTACTTGTTTGTTCCTCCATAAATTTTGTCTACGACGTGTAGCTTCAATTTGTTCTTGTATACGACTGTTGGCATCAGTGACTGCTTTGATGCGATACTCTTCTTGTGTAATAGCATCTCGGGTTGATTTTAATAGTTCTTTGAGTGAATCGGCCTTTTCACTGAGCATGGTAATACCAAGTAACTGTTCAATGATAGCTCGTTGGTCATTTGCCTTCAGTGCTAAAAACGGCTCAGTGTAAGTGTTAAGAGCCACAATGTGTTTGAACATGTCGTGACTCATTCCAAGCATGCGTTCTATTTCTGCCTGTGTTTCTCTTGAATCCCCTTGACTTTCATCGATGATCTGTTGTTCTTGTCCACCTACATAAAATGCCATGGTATTTGGCTTACGACCGCGTTCAATTTTGTAGTCTATGCCATCTTTTTCAAATTCAATGGTAACCAACATATTCTTACCATTTGTTTTATTGATAAGATTATCTTTTTTGATGTTGGTTAAAGCTGCGCCATATAGTGCATAGCTTAGTGCATTTATAATGGTTGTTTTGCCAGTTCCATTCCTGGCTCCTGTGTCATCTCCGCCTAGGTCTAAATTTTGTCCTAGTACTAGAGTAAGATCTCTGCGATCAAACTGAACAGCCTGGGTAGCGTTACCCACGCTCATGAAATTTTTTACTGCAAGTGTTTTTACTTTAAACATTAAATATTTTGATATAAGTTAATTTTTAATAGCTGCATAAGATCGTAGATTTTTATATTCGGGAAATATTTCTTCAAATACTTCGTTACGATATTGATCTCTGTTGTCATTAAGCCTAAAAAATTCAGTCAATAAATGACTTTGATCACTGGCATTCATGTATTGTAACACATCTTGCCAAGAACCTATTAGATTTGTTGATCCGTTATTTTGTAACCATTGTATGTGTTCTGTCACATAGTCAGTGACCTTATTTTTATATTCGCTGGGTAAAACTTGCAACGTCATATGTGCCGGAGTTGTGAGTATGTTAAATGACAATGCATTTGGTGACAGTTTTTTACTGTCTATCCAATGCTGCTGTAATTTTGGCAAGTTAAAAATATTTAACAAATGCACTATACTAGTAATTGAAAAGTTTACTAATGATTTAATTTTTTCATAGTTACGTTCTAATTCTTCATAATCAGTACCACTTCTCACATACTCGGCTTGGGCACCAATCAAATCAATACTTGCGCCAATTGATATATTTGAAAATTGACGCCAATAATCTAATACGTTATGTTTTTTGTAACTTAATCTGGTTAGATTGGTATTGTAGTAAATTGGTATGTCTGTGCGTTTGTTATCTATCAACAAATTTAAAATTTCATAATGCTCGTTTATTAGAATTGGTTCTCCACCAGCAAAGTATATTTGATCTAAATTATTGATATTATTTTTAATAAATTCTAGGGTATTATTGATATTATCCTTAGATAATTTTAATTCAATATTTTTATTGTCATGATACAAAACAAAATCTTCTTGAGCAATACTAGAACTTAACTTACCAGAACACATTCTACATTTTAAATTACAGGTATTTGAAAATCTGAAATCTAAATATCGTAATTTGAAGTCACTAAAATATCCATTTGGTTCTGTTTGTTCTATTAGATGCGTATACTTTTGCCAGGTAATATTTGCTTCCTGTCTAGCCGATACAATGCCGTTATCTTCTTTGTGCCAACAATTATTACATGATTTTGGTCTTTTTCCTGACATCATTTTTTTACGTAATTCCATCATTGATGCACTGTTAATCACATCATTTATTTTTTCTTCTGATAAATTACCAATTGAAAAATGCTCGTCAAAATAACAACACGGGCCCACTTGTCCTTGTGGATTTAAATACAAATGCATCCATGGATACACACAAAATGAATCGTAAGTGTTAATTTTTTTATCAAACACCGCAATAACAGTTTCATGATTTATAACGTCCTCGTACGAACAATACATGTCTCTTACTTTTTTTAAGTCGCGGGCAATGTTTTCGTACGATGTTTTTACAGTAACAAAAAAGTTTGGAAAATCTAACAATGCCAGGTATTCTTGTAACTTACATAATGCTTGTCCAGGCGAACCATCATCTTCGAATATGTCATGGGAATAGTTTACCTGCAAAGTAAAATCACTTGCAAATTCGTTTTGTCTCAATTGAGACAAATAGTTATATAACCACCTATCGCCTTTCTCAAAGTAGGCAGATAAATCTAATATCATAAATTCCTATATATGTCGAGCAACAATGTCTTGTTATACTGTTCGCTCTGTATATTTGTAAGCTGATTAGTGACAATAGTATCTACACTTTCGAACATGATATTGCCGGTAATATCATAATTGATATCTTCGCTTACTGTTTTTTGTGGTATTAAGGTAATTTCTCTAAGTCCGTAGGTGTTAACAAAAGTTTCCTTGATAAAGGTAGCTTCTTCGTAACTGATATCAACGTCTAGATTGACACGTACATGCATGCCTTTGTTCAGTAACGCATCTGTATTAGTAAGTACATCGCTTAGTTGATATACACGATATCTAGGTTGATCGGGCCACGCATGATACTCAGGTTCTTGTCCCCATTCTAGTATCATCATGCCTCGCTCATCGTCATGATTGTCTGCATAGTTGTGCGGAAAGCAGTTGCCAATATATGTGATGTTGCGTTGTGTTTGACGTTTGTGAAAGTGTCCGGTAAACACTTGTTCTATACCAGTGAAGTCATCCTGTTTAACTTCGCCATGGTCAGGCATCTGAACCATGGCATTCATATAGAATGTGGGCAATTCAAAATGCCCAAACATGTATTTGGCTGATAATTTTGGTATGCGTTTGTAGTCTTCGCCTATTAACCAAGGGGCCACAATAACATCACCGCTGTGTAGCCAATCATTACAAATGACCACATTCGGTAAATGTCGAGCCCACTCAACACTTTGGACATCACGCCGGTCGCGATAGTATAAGTCATGATTGCCAGGAATGAAATACACACGATCGAAGTTAGCGTTGAGATGTTCCAAAGCACGGAGACTATAGTTAAGAGTGACAATATTGATACTAGCACGATTGTTATGCCAATCTCCAAGAAAAAACGCTGTTTCACATCCTTCCTCCTTAGCTTTTGCGGTAAACCATTTGATAAAATTCAAGCAATCTTCATTGTGTGTTTGACTGTTGCTTTTTAAACCAAAGTGTATATCTGTGCAGACTGCTGCTCGTTTAAATAAGTTAGACATTTAGTAATTTTAGCAAACTTTACGGTGATTGATCAAGTTTTATTTGCTCTAGCCATGAAAAAGTTTTTTTCCAATCAGTTCCACGTCGTATATCCAGTGCTGTTAGATATTTTTTCAGTTCGAGTATTTTTTGACTATCACCAATCGATGCTGCGCTTTTTTTG